GCTTTAGGAATAACAGTGTTAACAATATCTGTGTATCCTGCTGGTTCAGTTCTTCCTACCAAACCTTCGCAAATATAACCTAATGTCATAGTTACTGCGCTCATTCTTCCACCACCTCCTCTGATTCTTGTTCTAACATCATACCACCTGTGGCAATTACCTGTTTATATCTGACGCTCAGATTTACATCTGGAAACATTGCATTGATTCTTTCACAAGCAATTTCACGTTCCATCAATCTTGTATATCGCTGTGCTTCTACATCACCCATGCCACTTGTTACTTCTAGGGTATTCAACCTTTCACGTTTTTCATCATTGGTATTTCCAATCCCTAAATACGTCATAGCTTCATTCCATACCAGGCCCTTTAAAACCTGCAATTTATCAGCCACATATGGAGCGGAAATATCAATGGAATTTAATCCACCTAATTCCATCTGCTTATCAGCAAATATAAAAGGATAGTTCCCTTCGTATTGCTTAAATAAGTTTATTATGGTAAGACGTTGAGTTTCAGAGCACGTAACAATTTTAGGATTTTTCTGAAGTTTGACATTGGTATCAATAGCACGTTGGATTTCATAGAGTCTCCATGCATACATCTCAACATCCAGCTGAGAATTAATATGCAAGGAGTTGTTAAAAATAAGTACGCTGTTTTCTTTGCTTAATTCCATCTGATAGCCATTGCTTGCATATGCACGCCTGTAGATTGGTATTCTGTATACATCTAATGGTCCAGAAATCATGCATTGTAATGTTAAGTATCCCATTACCTCGTCTCTGAAAAATACAGCCATTCCATCTGAAAACAGTGCTAATTCCAGGAAGCGTCTATCGCATGTTGGCGGCAGATTAATCCATTCAAACTGACTGATAGCTAAGTCTACCAATCGGTTATAGTACTGGATGAATGTCCAGTCATTGCATTTCTTTGCGTTCCAGAACTCCCGTGTATTTCCGGGGGCCATTCCTCCCTTTTTGCTCATTAGCTTCCACCTCCTCCCGCTCTGTTATCTAAGCTGTAGTTGCCAACCTCGGAACCATTTTTCCAAAACGTAACACCATTATCATAGATTCCACGTAATCTTGCCATGTCATCAGCTGGGACACTTCCAGTAAGATTTGAGTTTACGGTCTTTACGTAGTTCCAGTGAGGACGTTGAGAACGATTGGGAACTTTCACCTGATGTGTTGCATATCCATAAACGTTAAAATATTGGTCAATTATTTTTGCAAACTCTGCACGGATATGATAATTAAGAAAATAAAAATCTTTAATACTAAAGGCCACCTGCGCAGTGTTAGACTGGGAGCCATGGCTTTGTGGTGGCTGTGCTTGAATTGCGTTTAATCTTGCAAGTGTTCTACCTACATTTGTGGCACCGGCAATTCCAGCGGCTAGACCAATTGGATTGCCTGTGGCAATACCAGCAACGGCACCCATTGCAGAACCTAACATATCTACTGCCATGGATGAGCCGTTTTGAGCAAGCCATGCTTTATAGGTATCAACTGTAAAGGAACACTGTGGAAACCCACCAATTGTGATTGCTTCGTTGTAGTTTGCACCTACGTTTTTGTAACCCAGAGGAGTAAGCATTCCTAAAGGGTTTGGTGACATATCCATGCCTAAGTTAAAGGTGCATGTGGCAGTCTGGAAGTATTCGTATTTATAGGTAGCTGAGTTTCCCATTAAATTAGTTACATATAGAAAACAGTAAGGATAAGTGAACAATTTGTTGTTCATGGGGACATATCCGTCAATTGCTCCACGTTGTTTATCTCGTTCAACAACGTAGTTTCTTGCAGGTGCACCCATGGCTGTAGTAAAGTCTGAGGGCATCATGAACACAGATACGATAGCGTCTGCTTTATTGTTGGTGATAAGGTTGTCAATAAATACGGCAACTGCTGGGAAAGTATCGAACACATGCAACCAACATCCAGAATAAATTCCTCCGTAACCACCGGTACTGGTTCCAACATTTCCTTGTGAATCTACCGTTGCGGCAACCACTACAACGTAATCATCCATGTGTTCCGTACGGAATGCTGTGTCATAGATGTACTCTCCTAATTCCAGGTTTTCATCTACCAGATTGGCACCAATTTCATCCACAATAATGTGTTCTCTTTCGATAAAGCACGGGTTTACTGTGTAATCGAAAAACCAGGTTTGCATCACATCCATTTCATAGCTTATGGTTGAGCAATTGTTTCCCTTGTACTCTACACCGGTGATAAAAGCGTAAAACCATTTGTTACCAAATGACGCATTCTGGAACATGATGTAGTTACAATCATATAATGATTCAGCGTTTATGCCAACGTTAATCGTTTTATCAATTCTCTGATAAGTGTATTCAGTCAGCGAGAACTTTGACATACTAGCAAAATAGCTTGCTTGCTGTGCGACTGTACTAAAATAAATTGTATTCCTATAGGTGTTATCCAGTGGAACGTTTTTAAGAATATGGACGTTAGTATTTGGATTTACGTACATATAGCCTCCTTAAGAGGGGGATATACCCCCTCTGGTTTGTCTAGCGCAAAGCGCGTATTGCCCGAAGGGCATTGACTTGTTATTCTGATACAGTGATGGTAGCCGTGTCAGTCTTTGTGCTGTCAAACGTGGAAGTAGCTGTAACGGTGAGAGTTTCGCCCGTTTCATCTTCTCCGACAACTAGGTTGCCATAGATATCAATGGAAGAATCGGTTCCTCCAGTAACCGTCCATGTAACAGACTTAGGTGCAAAGTTTGTGGTAACAACTGTAGCCGACATTTTAACCAACTGGCCTTTATTAACAGTTGCGGTCTTAGGACTTACAGTTACGCTTGTTACAGTTGGAGCACCACCCACGTAAACGGTATTGTTAACAAATGGTGAAACGCTAAACGTTTTCCAGGTGTGGTAGAAGTAATTCCAGTAAAGCCCCTGACCGTTGTAGTTTTCGGTGAAATTATAGAAGTTATCGAAAACCATGAACCAGTCTCGGTCGACCATAACTGCTGGAATTGCATCAAGGGCGGTTCTTTCAGCATCCGTTAACGGCACAAAATTGGGGTCGTTAGCAAACAATTCTGCAAGGCGGTTGTTGTCACTTGTGCTGAAACTAAACGTATCAACCATAATACGATTACCCATAAATTCTGCTTTTTCCATGTTGAACGCAGAAGCAAGAACCTCAACGTCAATCACGGCGTTAAATTTGGCGTTCATGATAAGCATCTGGTCACGTGTGTCCGTAAAGGTAGTTACCCCTGTAAGATTATACTGTGTGCTGGGGAACTGCCACACACCGGATACCCCCTTGATGGTGGAAACGATTGTCTTTGCGTTTTCAGCAGATACCGGTGCAATCTCGGTTACATACATTCTTCCATCAAGTACGTTTCTTGCAATGAGATATTTCATTGTTAAAAACTCGTCATAGTTAGAGCCTGTGTACATTGCATCTACGATTTTTGCAATTAGGTCTGTAATCCCCTGCCATGACAGAAACGCCTGTCTAAGTTGGTCGTTGCTGATAGTTTGCTTGTAAAATTTCTGGTAGTTCATGATATAAAATGCGGCCCGCACATCCGGGATTTCGCGTTTAAACACTTCTGATTCAGCCACGGCTGGGTCGAACTGATAAGGCTTTGCAATGTTAACAAAGATATCCTCTACCGTTTCACCAAATTCCAGCATACCCTTTTTCATTCCAGCCCATGGATTGTAAAACATTTTGGAGGTAATCAGCACACGTCCGATTCGGTTCATGAGAGCCGTTAAGAACTCGTTTCTAAGTGGCTGTAAGTCCATGATGATTGCACCAATCTGGCGCAATGCTGTATCATCTCCTGCTGTCAGTTCCGGCACATAGTTCTGGTAGTTAGCAGATGCATTGTCACGGATTGTGTTTAAAATATGTGCCGCCGCTTTCTGTAAATTGGTTGCAGATACATCAGGATTTTCTGCGCTGTACGCCGCCGCGGCGTTGGCCTGTACGTCACTCAATGTAATTTTCTCTGGTATAATTGGCATAATTATTTACCTTCCCTTTCCTCAAACAATGTATCAAATGACCTTGTTTTTCCGTCATCTTTAACATCTTCTTCCTGCTCCTCTTTTACTTCCTCGCAAGTTCCGAAGAAACGTTCTCTGTAACGTTTTCTCCATTCTCCGTCCAGGGCTTCATATTTACCCTTCCAATCTTCACCGTCACCAGCGGCTCGTCTTTCAAGGTCGTTATACGTGTCAGTTACATCCTCAAGAAAAGATAACGCTTCATCTGAATCATCCTCTCCCAGGCGTTCCTTGATTCGCTCAAAGAACTTTTCTCTGTCAAGCATTGCCATGTTTCTCCCTCCTAAAAAATTTTGTTATAATATATCAATGGCATTTTGTATGACCACTCACCACCATCTGGTGGATTGGGCGGTGGAACATATTCATTCTTAAACCAGTCATACCAATACCTTGCGTATTCTTGTCGTTTTGGTTGGTCAATTGTTCCAGGTCGTTCAAAGTTCTTTAGAAAACAATCTGCTAAGTATTCGGGTGTTTGTGTGCTAACTTTAAATTCACCAAATGATTCAGGGTATTGCGTTGTCGGTATCCACTGTCCAAACGGGACTGTCTGTGTGTCAATCCATTCCATCTGACCTTCTCCGCTATCATGTGCATAGCCATTAGCATCTGCCCAATCGGTATAGTTTGTTGATGGTGTCCACTGGACTAGTCCCCAGCCACCGCCTGGTGTTAAGTCTTGCCATATACCAGGGTTAAGCGT